TTCACAATCTTCTTTTAGCATAAATAAACAATCTACTGCATCACTCCACTTTATTGTTTCAGAATAAATCCACTTCTCATTCTCAAAATCATAACCTCTGTACTTAATTAGACTCATTTCTAATCATCCCCTCGCACTCATATTTGCTTAATATTTTTATAGCTATATCAATAGCTTTATTAACAGAACACTTTTTCTTATTTAATATCTTTTCAGCTAACTTAATTACTTGCTCCACATTTGCTAATACCATCTGACACCTCTTGAATATATTCTGCCTTCCAACCTTCTCTAGTTACTCTATTTTCTCTAGCTAAACAACTAGCATAATCTCCACTAATCTTTAAGTATTTACTTGCAGCCTTTGCACTTTTAAATATTCTAACTTCTCCAGTTTCAATATTAAAAACTTTTATAGGTTTACTTTTTGTATCATTAGTTGGTTTTTTCCTTATTTTTTTGAATTTCGATTCATTAAGTTTCAGCTTTATTTTCTTACTTTCATTTGCTTTTCTTACTTTTCTTAAATTAAGCTCAAACATATCTTCTATATCAATAGTTTTTTCTAAAAACGTTCCTGCATCTAACCAAATTTTAGCCATATCTAATTCCTCCTACCTTATTTAACTTCAACACACCATTCCGAAACTACACCAAAATTAAACCAAAATTCATTTGGATAGCAAACATAGCCATCATCAAAAGTTTTTTCAACAGTAAATTCAACACCTTCAATATCATCAATCCAAAGTTCTTTATATTTTTTATGTTGTTCTACACCATTAATTTCCATAAATTTCTCTTTATCAAACTTATAAGTTTTACCTATCTCAAATCTCATATTGTTAGTCCTCACATTTTCTTAATAATTCTTCTAAGCAACTCTTACATATAACAATTACAAATTCTCTACCATGTAAATCCATAACCTTTGTATTTGTAAACTGGTCATCATAACTCTCAACTAGAAACTCCCCACAAACACTACATATAGCTGTTCTACTCATTTTTATCCCTCCATTTTTAACTTTTAGGAAGTAATATTGTATAATTACTCCCTAGACTATTTAACTTAATTAAAAAGGTATATCGTCATCATCTATTGCTTGAAAACCTTGTGGGTCTAATCCTGGTGGTACATATTCTTGTTTAGCATTATTATCATTTTTACTAGAAAGTAGTTCTAAAGCATTTACATTAACCTTAGTAATAGATTTCCAGCAACCATTTTCATCTTTGTAATTATATATATTTAACTCTCCAACAGCATATATAGGCTTACCTTTAACAAGATATTGCACTAAATTCTCTACATGTTTTCCTAATTGCTCGCATTGAATAAAATCAGTTATTTTATTTCCATTTTTATCTTTAAACCTTCTATCTACTGCCATTGAAAAGGTTATTTTTGGAGTACCTGAATTTGGAAGGTACTTCAATTCTGCATCTGCAACTAATCTTCCAACTAAAGTTATTGTATTCATTTAACTAGCCCCCTTCTATTTTTCTTCCTGTTCTTCTGTATACTCAACAAAGTAAGTATAAGTTGTCTTGCTATTTTGCTTCTCTCTAGCAACCTTTACTGTATATCCAGCTTTCCCAAGTAATCTTAATAACTCCAATCTATCTTGTTCATTTAAAGAACCACTTCTTTGTGCATATATTCTCGCCATTTTATACCTCCCCTTTTCTAGGAAGCAATATATTGATATTTACTTCCTAGAAGTTTAATTTTATTTAAATTTAACCTTTTGGCTTTTCTTAATTATGTCATCTAGTTCGTCAGGTGAATATTGAGTAAATGTTTCATTGAAGTTATGAAACTTATTTTTACTCACATTAGGAGTATTCACAGCTTTACTATTAGACTGCTTCTTATCCTGTTTATTCTTTTTCTTCCTCTCAAACTCATTTTGATACTCTGTAAGTTCTAAATTAGTTTTTACACCTGCTTCTATCCAATTATTTAATATTGTCTTTACATACTTATAATTCTTAACTCCATTTGCTATTGCTTCATCAATAGCTCTTATAATTACATCAGCTTCCATTCCATCATCTAAGTAACTCATTAACTCTATAAAGTTATTAGGAGTAATCACACCTATATATTTTTCAAAGTATTTTTTTATGTAGGTGGTTTTGTCTTTATTGGATTGTTCATTAATAACAATAGTAGTAATATCATTATTTACTTTAAAGTCATTACTTACTACTTCCGTGTTTTCCGGTTTCCGAGAAACCCGGTTTCCGGGAAATCCGGTTTCCGGGAAATCAGTTTTTCGGGATTTTAGCTTCTGAGGATTTTCAAGTGGTATCTCATATACTTGATAATCATATCCTCCAAGCATCTTATTAGTATTAGAATCTCGACAAGGTGTTCTTGTTATATATCCATTTTCTATGAGCTCCCTTAAAATATTTGCTGTAGCATCCCTCCCATTTTTACTTCTTTTATATAAATCATTAACATAGATTTTCCAGTGGTCGGGCTTACTAATCAGATATGAATGTAAACCTTTTGCTTGCCAGCTTAATTTCACATCTTCCAAACAAGTTTTATTTAAAACTACATATGGATTATCTTTGTCTTTGCTTACTCTTATAATCCCCACAATATCACCTGCCCTTATTGCTTATTTTCATAAGCATTACAAATAGTGTCATACTCTTGTTTTGTTAAATCTTTTATCTCTTTTCCAAATCTTTTAAATACTTTTTCTTTCAAACTTTCTTTATCAACATTTGCATTACTTGCTATTGCATATAACCTACTTAATTGTTTATCTGTTAAAATTCTATTGTTAGAATTACTTTTAGCTTCATTTTTGCCACTAGTTGCGTCAAAAGTGTCACTTTCAGTTATGTTGAGTAACTGAATGTACAAATATCTAGTTTGATAGGTTTCTATACCTCCTAGTGCTTGTAATTCATTAGAACCTTTAAGTTGTAAATCTCTCATGGGAGAAGTAAATACAATCTGTTCTGATGGGTTTTCCCCATTAATTAATGTTAGAGTTGCATATTCATTTGTAAAGGTCACTATAGGGCATAGCTTAGCTTCTTCAAGTAATCCAGTTGCTTGTGGTAGAAAGTCTGCTAACTCAAAATACTTGAAGTTAGCGAACTTATTTTCTCCACTTTTCTTTAGATTCAACTTACTAAATTTAACTCTTACATCCATCAATTTAATGTAAATATTATTAATTTCCATGGTCCTCACCTACTCTTTTTTAGCTTTTGGAATTGTTAGTGTAGTTCCATATTCAATCCTGCAACCTTCAACCTCATGACCTTTTTTAATAAAATCTTTAATAGTGTTCTTATCTACTTTTACAACTTGCTCTACTGTTTTATATATAGCAGGTATCTTTTCTTCATCTTCTATGACTAAGCTACCTGCTGACTTTCTTATACTTATATTTCCTAAAACTGTTTCTACTTTTTTAGTCCCAAGTAATTCCATACAGTCTTTTATATTGCTTTTTAATCTATCAAGAGTATTCTTCTTAACCTTCTTTAACTCTTGCATTCTCTTAATCTCTAAGTCTAAAGAGTTTATATCACTATCAATATCTATTATCACTGAAACTATCCTAGTGTTTTTATTTTGTATCTCTTGTTTTATTATTTCTTTTATTTCCTCTAGTTTTTCAGCTTCATTTCCTGTTATTTCTGTTAAACCTTCTTCTATTTCTAATAAATCTGTAGTTAATTCATATAAAGTACTCATAATTTCCCTCCGTTTATGCTATAATATAGTCATATTTTTATTTTTAAATATTTTCTGAATCGAGCCACTCCTAATGGCTCTTTTTTTATATCTGGACATCTATAGGTCTATCTCTTTCAATTTCTTCTGAAATTAATTCAAATATCTTGTAATCCTCGCTTTCTTCATATTCTTTTATTTCAATTTGTGTATCTATAATTTTTAGTAATGACTCAGCAAATATTTTTAATCTTTCATTTACACTTTTTTCTCTTAAAGCATTACTTAACTCTATTTCATCTAATACATCTCTTTTTTCTTTTTTTCTAAGTTTTGTATAAAGTTCCTCATTTTTATTTATTTCTAAATTAGCTCTATTTAGTTGTTGCTCTACTGCATTTCTTACTATAGTTAAACTTTTCATGATTAATCCCCCTTAATTTTTAATTTACTTGGTAAATACAAGTTAACTAACTCTATATCTCTGTTGTATTTTCTAAGACCTTCAAAACTTGCTTTTATTTGCTTATCATTGCAAAACTGTACATAAGCTATTAGTACTCTTACATTCAACTAAATCACCCCCTCTCTAATTTCTTTCATTTCTCTAAGCATTTCTTTGATGTTTTTTCCTTGATTTCTAGTTATAAAATCATCTAATTCATAACTAGAAACTTTAGTTGCCCCTATATCAACTGACTTCAAAAGCCCATTTTTTATTAACTCATATCCAAATACTTTATCTATTTTCAATCTTTTACTTGCTTCTTCAACAGACATAAGATAATCGGGATAACCTTTACTTATAACAATTGTTAGTTCTTTTGGTTCTAATAATTCTATTTTCGAAGTTTCATTTAAGTACTTTGAGATTTTATTTTTATAGTTGTTTAAATTCATTTCTACAACTTTACGGATACCTTCTGAAAAACAAATTGATATATTATCTAGGTCATTAAAACTTTTATCTTCTTGTTTATCTAAATTGAAATTAGATATATTGCCCAATTTACTCACTCCTTTTCAAAATATTCTGTATTTAATTTTTATCTTCCAACTAGTTCATCTAATGTAATGTCTAAATAGTCGGCTATTTTTATTAATGTATCTATAGTTGGATTTTTATTTTCTCCTCTTAAAATTGCATATAAATTCCCTGAATCTACACCTATTTCTTTTGCTAATTTCCATGCTTTTAAATCTCTATCTTTTAAAATTTTATTTATGTTGTCATTAATTGCCATTATTTTCCTCCTTTGATATACTATATTTGTAGGATATATCCTATAAATACATTTAAAGGTGGTGATACCTATAGCTAAAAATACTAAACAAACAAGTAAAACTGTTGCTTCTAAGGCTAGTAAGATTCTTAAAGACGGAAGATATAGTGCTGCTTCCAAATCGGTTGCTGGTAGTGCTCTGTCACAAACTAAGAAAGGACCTAAAAAGTAGTCTTTCTTTTGACTTCTAATGATAATATGAACTCTTTATTTATTAGAAGTTCCTGCTTACCATCAATAACCTTTACCATATTTGATGGTAAGCATTCTCCTTTATTTTCAAACTCTTTGAGCTCTATGTTCTCAAATTCTTCACCTGTTGCTAGTACTAATTTTTTAATGTTCATTTAACCACCTCTTTTGAATATTCTGTATTTAGTTTTCAAAATAACTCAACTGCTTGTATGGTCTTTCTGACTTTATAACCTTTATACAATCATCTATAATTTGTATTAAATTATTAGATGTATCGAAGTCTATGTCTTCCCACTTCTCAACTCCAAGAATTAGGAATAGCCTTGCTTTCACTTGGTTGTATTCTTTATTAGCTTTGTCTATATCCAGTCTATTCTTTATGTATTTAGAATACTGTTGTTTCTTAGAGCATGTTATCTTACACAACTTTTTATATTCTTTTATTGTTCCTTTTAAATCTCCTATAGTTCCTGTAAGTTCTGTTATTACATTTTGTTGTGCTTGATATTGACCAGTTTGTCGAATAGTTGGAAGAACTTCATCAAATACCCAACTCTCAAACTTTTCTGCGTTTGGAAGATTTGAACCTACTATTAATCTGTAAACATCACCCTCAGTTATCAAAGCAATCTTAATACCATTAATTTTAAACCCCTCGTGTTTCACTACCCCTTTGCAATGTCTTAAAATTGCATCATTGGTATTTTTATAACCTAATGACTTTGCAATATCTTTTCCTACAAAGTAAGGCTTATTATCAATCTCTGCCATTCTTATTTGTCCAAACTCCATCTTTTCAAATATTTGTAAGTTATTCATACTTATCAACCTCCTGTTCATCTTTTAAGTCCTGTAAATCCTCAAATTCTTTCCATAAGATATTTATTATAAAAGCATTTTTACTTAATCCTTTTCTTTGGGATTGTCTATGTAGCTCTTCATTTAATTCGTCTGGCATTCTAACAGTTACCCTCTTCTTTGCCGTCACTTTTGAACCACCTCCTTGTTTATTATATTATCATTGCGTCACTTTTGCGTCAATACTTTTTTTGAAAGAATTTACGTGGTATAATAGTGACATCATTTAGACTTAAGGAAGGTGCTATATTTATGCCATCAAAATTACCGAGATACACACTTAGAATAGATAACAATCTACTTGAAAAAATCAAGTATATAGCTGAAAGTGAAGGTCGTTCTGCCAACAAAGAAATAGAACAATTAATTAAAAAACATGTTGAAAGTTATGAAAAAATAAATGGCAAAATTAATGTTTAAGTTAATAAAAATTAAATATTTTTTAAATTCTTGCTAATCACTGATAGTATGTACTCATTTACTGACATACCTTTTTGATTAGCTTTTTCTTTGCACTTATTATATAATTCTTCTGTAATACTCAAAGTATATTTCTTTTTATTACTCATGTAGTCACTTCCTTTTCAAAATATTCTGTATTTAGTTTTCAAGGTACTATTAATCTTTAACTTAACATTGATAATTGATTGTTCTTTTTAAACTTATTAATAAAGTATATTTGTCCCTTACCAGTAATCTTAGGTGTTTTAGTAATACTTGTATGACCATCTGGATGTACTCTTGTACCTTCTTTTATTTCTATAACTCCTAAATCTACACTTTTTTGAGTTGGTGTATTGTAATCCTCACCTTTACGTTTTATTAAGTAACCATTATTTCTTAACCAGTCAAATAATCTATTTTGTCCTGTATCAATTCCATTTTGTCTAAGCAATTTTGCTAATTCTCCAACCAGGATTGAATTGTCAGAAGACGCTACCGAATCAGCAAACAGTACTTTTGGTTGTTGTAACTGGATTACCTTATCCTTTTCTTGATTTTCTAATTGTAGTTGTTCTTTTTCTTCAACTTCGATTAATAACTGTTGCAGTGCTTCTTTATATGTAGTTGGTAATTTAGGTTGTTGTTCTTTTAACTCTTGCTCCATTTCTTCAAACTTAGTTACATAAATTGCTGTAAATATAATCCCTTTTTCTCCTGTCATTTTATTAGCTACCATATCGCAACCTTTTTTAGTTAATAAGTAGCAAGGTTGGATTTTATTTTGAGTATTTATATAAGTACTTTCTATAAAGAAATCTTGACTCCTCAAATTTGATGAGTCCTCTAAAATCTTCTTGTATCCTCTTATATCTCTTAATAAATTATCGTGCTTCTTTTCTATTAATTCTGCTACTTCTCTACTTTCAACTAAAAATTGATTATTTTGCTTGATTATGGTTAGATTCTTCATTATTATTGCCCCTTTCTTCTTTTATTGCTATTTTAGCAACTTCATCTGAAAAAAAATAATCCGCAGATACATTATATAATTTAGATATCTTTTTTATTTCACTTGCTTTAAATTCGTTTTTTCCTTTTAATTTTAATCTAAAACCATATGAGCTAAGACCTAATATATCTGCCACATTTTTTTGGGTGTGTCTATTTTCCTTCATCAATCCTTCTAATCTATTTAAGTACATTAAATCACTTCCTTTTTGCTATTTTGGCAACTTCATATTTATATAATATCAAGTTTTGTGATTATAGTCAATACTTTTGTTGCTTTTTTAGCAAAAAAAATTGTAATAATTAATTTTGTTGCTATAATATAAATAAAAGTTGCTATTTTGGAATTAATATAAAAAGGGGTTGTGCAAATTGAATAGGATAAAAGAATTGAGAGAAGAAAAAGGCATCTCGCTAGACAAATTAAGCGAGGATTTACATATAAACAAATCTACACTATCAAGGATAGAAAATGGTTTAAGAGAACCTAAGAAAAGTACAATAGAAGAATATGCAAACTATTTTGATGTGTCTACAGATTATTTATTAGGAAGAACTGATGTTAGAAATAGCTTATTTATAAATAAAAACGAAAAAGATTATGATGCTGAAAATTTTAAAACAGAAAAGGAGCTTATTGAGAATATGTATCTTGACGAAGATATGAAAGAAGTTTTTAATATATTTAGCGAGCTAAGCCCAGACGCAAGAGAAAAAGCATTAAAAGTTGCAGAATTATTTTTACTAGACGAAAAAAATAAAAAATAGTTTATTTCTGAAAATGAATATAATAAAAAAGAGGAATCATTCCTCTTTTTTATTGATTTTATGTATTTCTTTCACTTTTATTTTATATTCATTGATTTTATTTTTATCCAATTCTTTCAACTTTTTCATTAATAAGTTTAACTTTAAAATATCATAATATTTCGTCTTATTCAAATATATCATCCCCTATAAAATATTTTATTTATTAATTCCACGAAACATACGTTCTTAAAAATAGTTACAACCACCTCTTTTTCAAAGCTTAAAACTATAAAATAACTGTAAAATATTATTATATTTTATAGCTTCTATTATTTTTGCTTTATCTAGATAAAGTTATTTCTTAACTACATTCTAGCACAAATTTCCAACAAAAAGTGTGCGAATATTGCACATTTATTACAAGAAATTACACAAACTAACATATATAAAATTATCTAAAAGGTAGGTTAAATATATGTTAAAAGAGTTACGAAAAAAGAAGAAATTAACACAAATAGAGTTAGCAAAAAGAGTTGGTTGCCACAGAAGTCAAATTTCTAGGTTGGAAAATAATGAGGATAAAGATTTAACTATCTCTATTCTTATTGAATTAGAAATAGCTTTAGGATTGGAAGAAAAATATTTAGTAAATTATTTTGCTGATGAATATATTAAAAAAAGAAAATTACATAAATAATTCGAATGTTTCTATCAAATACTATTTTTAATATATAATATTATTTGAGGTGAATAAATTGAACTTAAGTTTTAATAAAAAGAAAAAATTTGAATTAAGCAAAGAAGAATTGGAATTAATTGAAAATTGGTTAGGTAATAAATATGCAGGAGATATGACGATACCTGCTATTGTTGACTTTTCTTTAGAAACTGATATTGAGTATGAAAAAATAGTTGTTTATTTGGCAGAAAAAGTGCTGGAATCACGTGATAAAAAACATTAAATATGTATCTAAATAAAAAAGACTATTAATTATAAACATAAAACTTTGTTTCTTATAGTCTTTTTTATTTATTTTATTTAAATTGATATATGTTATTATATAATTACATAAAAAAGCTTTTGAGAGGAGAAATTTTATGAAAGGCGGCGTAAGAAAACGTGGAAAGAAGTGGTATTACTACTTTGATGCAGGTATAGTAGATGGCAAGAGAAAAAAGGTAGAAAGAGTTGGTGGAAACACTAAGAAAGAAGCTGAAAAATCGCTCCGTGATGCAATAAATGAATATGAAAACGCTGGTATAGTGTTTGATGAAACAAATATGAGTTTATCAGACTATCTTAACTTTTGGTACAAAGAGTATGTACTTCTTAATTGCAAATACAATACTCAGGAAAGTTATAGAAATTTAATTGAAAATCATATAGAACCTAGACTTGGTAAATGTAAGCTAAAATCTATAAATCCAGCTATTATTCAAGAATTTTTAAATAATAAATCAAAAGAGACATACACACAAAACGGAGAAGAAAAACACTACACAAAAGGAGTTTTAAAAGCGATTTATGTTGTATTAAATGCTGCTTTAAAATCTGCTGTTTACCCTTACAAACTCATTAAGGAAAATCCTGTTCAATATGCCAGTATACCAAAAAATGTTTTAAAGGTAAAAAATGAGTCAGATAACAAGACTATAACACTAGATGAGTTCAATAAAATACTAGAAATATATCCTAAAAATACAAATATCTATATTCCTCTACTTATAGGGTTTCATACAGGCATGAGAAAAGGAGAAATATTAGGTCTTTGTTGGGATAATGTTGATTTAGATAATAATATAATCAAAGTTAGAAAAAATTTAATAAAGAGAAAAGTTTCAGAATTTGAATTAGCATCACCTAAGACAAAAACATCAATAAGAGATATTAAAATAGGTGATACTTTGTCTAGGATATTAAAAGAGGAAAAATTGAATCAAAAAAAACAAAAAATTAAAATTGGAAAATGGTATAAAGAAACTGAGTATGATTGGGTTTGTAGAAAAAAAGATGGCTCATTTGTAAATCACAACAATATTGACGCTGCTATAAGAACTATTAACAAGAAACTAAATATTAACTTTAATTTTCATTGCTTGCGACATACACATGCCACATTATTATTAGAAAATGGAGCTAATGTAAAATATATACAACAAAGATTAGGTCATAGTCAATTATCAACCACTATGGACACATATTCACATGTTACAAGTAAAATGGAAAGTGAAACAATAGATATTTTGGAGGGCATTTTACAATAATTTGCCACCGAAAAAAGTTATGGTGGCAAACAGGTGGCAAAACGATAAAAAACATTCTTTTTTTTGCTCAAACACTGTTATTTTGCTATTTTATATAAAAAAGTCGTATTTCTCACAGTTATACGACTTATATTAAATTCTTTACATAAGTCTCCTTCAGATGGAAGTTTATCTCCTGGTTTATATATGCCAGATGCTATTTGTTTTTTTATGTTGTCATATAGTTGTTGATATAAAGGAACAAAGGAATTTACTTCTAAATCCATTTCTTTTTTTTGTCTCTTTTCATCCAT